ACATCGGCGATATGCACAAGTTTTAAAGTAGAACTTTTAAAAGGAGTTCATGATTTTACAGCAACAACTGGAAATACTTTTAAAATAGCTTTGTATACAAGTTCTGCAACTTTAGGAGCAAGCACAACTGCTTTCTCAACATCAAATGAAATAACAAATTCATCTGGGACTGCTTACACTTCAGGTGGAGCAACATTAACAAGCGTAACACCAACAAGTTCTGGAACAACTGCACTTTGTGATTTTTCTGACGTAAGTTTTACTTCAGCAACTTTTACAGCTAATGGTGCTCTAATATACAATGACTCAGCATCAGGTGATCCTGCTGTTTGTGCTATTGCATTTGGTGCAGACAAAACTGTAACTAGTGGAACTTTTACTATTCAATTTCCAACAGCAGACGCAACTAACGCAATCATAAGATTAGCATAAGGAGGTTTTCCTTATGGCATCAACCTGGGGTACAAAGTCTTGGGGAGATAACTCTTGGCAATCAGACGTTGTCACTACTCCCGTAACATCACCTGGAACAATATCCGCTTTAGGAACAACACAATCTTTTAACGTTGAAGGTTGGGGTAGACAATCTTGGAATAATTCTGGTTGGGGTGTAGAGTATTCTGAAAAACCAACTGGTCAAGAAATAACATCTTCTTTAGGAACAGTTACAGCTGTAATTGTAGAAGAGTTAAGTCCTTTTCCAACTATTAATGTTGATGCAACTTTTCCAACTGTTGATGTAGAAACGATTGCAGCAGCCACAGGATTACAGATTACTTCTGGATTAGGAGAAGTAGAAGCTTCTAACTTTCAAGGTTGGGGTAGACAAGAATGGGGTATATCTGGTTGGGGTGTAGAATACACTGTAGAACCAACTGGTTTAGAAATAACATCTTCGCTCGGAACGATTACAACTGTAAACGTAGAAAATGTATCAGGTTTTGATATAACATCTTCTGTTGGTTCGGTTGTAGTTGCAGATCAAACTATAGGACTACCAAGTTTTGATATAAATTCTGCTGTTGGTGATCTTGCTAATTCTGGAACTTTAGTTGGTTGGAGTAGAAATGGTTGGGGAGAAGAACCTTGGGATGCTTCTTTTAACTCTCTTGTACAAACATCTACTGTTGGTTCTATAAATTCAAGTGTAGGTTCCTTATCTCCGGCAGATGTTATGGGACTAACAGGAGTTTCTGCAACAGTAAGTGTTGGAGATATTTCACCTGCTGATGTTATGGGACTAACAGGAGTTTCTACAACAGTAAGTGTTGGAGATATTTCACCTGCTGATGTAATTGGAATATCTGGATTTTCTTCTACATCTGCTATTGGTTCTGTTACGGTTACTGATCAAGTAATGGGATTAACAGGAGTCTCTACAACAGTAAGTGTAGGCTCTATAGAAATTACTACAAATCCAATTATCATTCCAACAGGTTTTTCTACAACATCTTCTTTAGGATCTTTATCACCAGCAGATGTAATGGGACTAACAGGAGTTTCTTCAACATCTTCTGTGGGTTCTTTATCTGCAGCAGATGTAATGGGATTAACAGGAGTTTCTTTAACTGCTAGACTTGGATTGGTAACGACAATTCCCATATATGGTAATGTTGACACCGGTTCAAATTCATCGTATAG